TAACCGCGTAGAAAAACACCTAAATATGAAAATTAAAATATTAAAGCCCTTAAAAGTAAGAGGCAAAAAATCAGGTTTATATAATTACCAATATTTTGATAGCTCAGATAATCCTATTAGCGCGCCCTTTCAAGATACAGAAACAAACATTAAAAACAAACAAACAACATTAAGAAAAAACTAACTAAATGAATTATACAATTTACCACGGTAACGCTAAACCTATCAGCGTATCAGGAAAAAAGGCTTGTGAGATCTTAGAATTTGCCGAGCGATTCAGAACTTGGCACATATACGACACAAGGGACAAGCCAGCGATTAACAAGCTAATAAAAAAAGACTGCCTAGAAATTAAAGGTGGTAAATATTATAGGTTCAAATACCCCAATTAAAAAACATCTAACCAACTAAAAACTATACCATGAACCTTTCCAAAAAAGAATTAACGCTCTTGTTAACCGTCTTAATCGATGAAAAATACAGGCTCGAGAAAGCCTCAAAGAAGAAAGATATTAGCGATATCTACTACCACGACTTGCGCCAAAATTTAGCGACGTTACAAGGCATTCACTTAAAGACCTATCGGGCATTAATCGAGAACGAGAAAGAGGAGGAGGCCAGAAAATGAGTGTTAATATTAACGACCTCAAGCCGACCCAGTGTGATTACATGGACGCACGGTGGAGTGTAGATGATGCCGAGCAACGGGGAGATCTCTATGCCGTGGCTGAAAATATGGGTTACAAGCTTATTAACATCTACACTGACCAAGGACACCTAGCGATTGACGATTGCACCGAGGGTTCGCTATTCCTCGAGCCGATAACACAGAAAAGAACTTATGATAACAAAAACTAAAACGCGGGAGATTCCTCCCCTTTCCAACAAGAACGATGTCGTTAACCGCCTCCTCGAATCCATTTCTCGGCATTCGGGGCATACACCGGATGAGATTAGAAACAGCAGGGAGCACAAAGTATCGCATTGGCGTAAGATCGCTATGTACATCCTCGTTAAGGAATACAAGTGGACCTATGAATCAGCGGGCGGTGTTTTCGGCAAGAAAGCTCCACACGCTCACATATCGGTAGCGGATATTAAAAAGAAGTTAAATACGGAAGGCCAAGCGCACTTAGCGTTGCCCTATATTAACCACGTAACATTTGACATGGAACTATAATGATACCCCTCGTAATTTTTGGGGTATGGCTTTTAACTGTCGTGTTTATCTTACGATTTTTTAGTGTAAACGATGTTGACTAGCCCTACCTACTGGGCTTAAATTTATAAAAGGGAGAGAAGTATCTCTTTTCGGCCGTGATTCAGGAGTTTTAGTAGGTATAGTTCTCCTGTTAGCCGAGATGCTTCTCTCTCTCTTTTTTATTTTTCGTTTGAATTTATTTAATTCCTAATTATTATAAGCGTTACCTAACTAAAAAAGAAAAACACCTACATTATGGCAATTCGTAAATCAGGAACACGCTTCCTTGCAGACTTCATGCTCGCAGGAACTCGTTACCGCAAACAATTCGCAACCACGGAAGAAGCAGAGGCTTGGGCAAGCAATCTTAAACTTGCATTATCCCGAGGTCACCTTGTTGATAAGGACTCAAAATCCTTTAATCCCCTTTCGTTACAAGAATTATTTGACCGCGTTCTTAGTACACCAGCCGACGAGGGATGGAAAGATACGCCTAACGAGAGAACGGCTCGCAATCACTGTTATCAGATCGAAAACTTTTTCGGTGCTAAGACCCTTATTAAAAGCATCAACAAAGTAAAGCTAGATAAGTTTGTTTTACATTGCAAAGATAAAGGAAATGCGCCCGCTACTATTAAACTTAAACTAGCGACAATGAGTAGGGCATTTTCTTTTGCATTCGAGAGGGAGCTTATTGATAAGAAACCTTTTTTTCCTCGTATCCCAGTTAACAACGAGAGAATGGTATACTTTTCCGAGGAGGAAGAGGTCGAGATATTAACCTACCTCGAAGAAAATGGGATGGATGACTTCTTTGATTTTTTCGTGTGGCAGATTGATACAGGAATGAGGCCAATAGAGTCCCGATACCTGCATAAGAGGGACATAAAGAAAGATCCCGTGCTTGGGCCGTGCGCTCACCTACAGAAGACAAAGAACGGGGAGCCTCGGACGATACCGTTGACTCGTCGGGCAATGTGTGCGGTGAGAAAGCATAAAGAATCTAACGACTACCCGTGGGCTCATTGGAATAAAGACCGAATCAGAAGAGCTTGGGATAAGGTGCGGGATGCGCTCGGCAGGTCGGGGGACAAGGATTTTATATTTTATGTTTGTCGGCACACCTGCGGTAGCAGATTGATACAAAGGACGAATAACTTGTTACTGACAAAAGAGTGGTTAGGTCATAAAGACATCAAGCAGACTCTACGTTACGCTCGGTTATCCCCGCAGAGTTCCATACAAGGTCTTAACGCACTAGAATGCCCGTCTACAGGAGGTGACAAAAAGGTGACAAATATTTTATAATTATGCTAGACCAAGATTCATTAAATGAAGAGATGACTTCCCTCGGGATTAGTAGGTTTAACGCGCAGGTTGAATCTGCTCGGGAGCAGGAGCAGACGGGGAGGACTAAAGCGGGCCAGCGTCTCATAAGAAATCTTCTTCCTCCTTTTGCAAAAGAAATTGAGGGTATTACATATAAAAATAGAACAAAGAATAACGGGTGGATTGACGCGCTAAAAACTTACAGCCCTAACAAGACGGCATTTCTCGTCCTTAAAACTGCCCTCGATACTTTCCCGCAGAAGCGTTCTACTTACACCTCGATGTCCTACGCGGTCGGCAAGGTGATTGAGTTCGAGTTGCGCATTAATCACCTTTTAAAGACAAATGAAAAGAAAGGGTCGGGGATACTTCTCGGTGCTAAGAGGCGTTCTAAAGCGGCCCAAGTAAGGCACATCAAATTATCTATGCGACACGAGGAGGAGAAGGAAGGCATTCCTGATTTCATTCCTTGGTCGAGGAGGGATCGCATAGTGTGTGGGATGACTTTAATAGAGTTATTACGTGCAACGACGGGGTTAATCGAGTATAATTACATCCGCGAAAAAGGGAGGAAAGGACACACCCGCTTTGTTGTTCCCTCGCCCGTCACTTTAGAATGGATGGAGAACTTTAACAATCACCGAGCGTTGATGGAACCTTATTGGTTGCCCTCGTTAAATCTCCCGCAGGATTGGACATCTGTATGGGAAGGTGGGTATGGAACAGAAGGAACGAGTTTACCCGAGGTAACTTTAATAAAGACCCCCGATAAAGCTTTTCTTCGTTCACTAAATCCGAAGGATCTTGAGGAGCCGATGAGGGCTGTTAACTTAATTCAAAGAACGCCTTGGCAGATTAACGGTAAGATTTTGGACTTAGCTATTTGGGCTTGGGATAACAATGTCCCGATTGGCTCTACGATGGTTCCGCAGGAGGACGAAGTAATACCTCCCTACCCTAAAGATGCTGGGGAAAATAAGGAGATTAAGGATTCATGGGCCAAGCAAGCGAGTGGGGTACACCGTCGTAATGCTTCCTCCCGATCTAAGCGGGTGCTTTGCGCGAAGATCATAGGGTTGGCCGAGCGATTTAGGGGGCATCGTTTCTTTGCTCCTCAGAACTTTGATTTTCGCGGGAGGAGTTACCCGATAAATAGTTTTCTTCATACCCAAGGACCGGATTTATGTCGGGGGCTATTGGAGTTTTATCGGGAGGAAAAAGTAAGGGGCAAGGAGGAAGCGAGGTGGCTTGCAATTCACGGGGCGAACACTTGGGGATTCGATAAGGTTTCATTAGATGAGCGGGAAAAGTGGACCTATGATAACACCGATCTGATTTGCAAGTTGGCTTCTGATCCTACCTCGTTTACTGATTGGGTTGATGCCGACAGCCCTTGGCAATTCATAGCATTTTGTTATGAGTGGAAGAAGTTTGCCGAGAGTGGCTTTGAGCGACTTAAAACACGGCTCCCGATAAACGTGGATGCGACTAATAACGGCTTACAAATCCTTTCGATCCTCACTCGTGATGAATATGGTTGTAAGGCAACTAATGTTTTACCGACGGGGGGTGTTGCGGACATCTATAATGTAGCAAAGGTCCGGTCCGAAGCTTTTATGAGACAGGACGCTCGGGAAAACCATCCATTTGCTCAAGCTTGGTTGGATTATGGTATTGATAGAGCGACTTTAAAGAGACCCTGTATGACTTGGAGTTATGGTCTAACAATGTACTCGTGCCGACAGTATATCTTGGATTGGTTCGAGGATAAAATACATAGCGATCATTGCCCGAGTCCTTTTTGTGACAAAGAATACTACAAGGCGGTTCATTATTTATCTAACATCGTTTGGAGAGCCATTGAAGAGGTGCTCGATTTACCTAAGAAGTGCATGGTGTGGCTTCAAGAAGTCGCAAAGATTCTTAGTAACCATCAACGCCCCTTGAAGTGGGTAACACCCTCGGGATTTATTGTTAAGCAGGATTACCGCAAGATAAAAACTTCTCGGGTGACTACTAATATAAATGGCGAGGCCTTATGGGTACGGTTCGGGGAAAACACCGAGGAGATCAGTCCCATTAAACAGGTTCAAGGTGTCTCACCTAACCTTGTGCATTCCTTGGATGGTTCTCTTCTTCACAAGACTGTTAACGCGGCTAATGATCGGGGCATCTATGACTTCTCGATGATACATGACTCGTATGGTACGCACTGTAAAAACATCCCGATCCTTAACGAAGTGATACGAGATGAAGCCGCTAAAATGTTTGAGGAAGATTACTTACGCAACTGGTTGGGTCAGGTAAGAGACCAGAATCCTGACTTAGAATTTCCCGAGCCGCCCGAGTATGGCTCTGCGGACATCTCATTGATACGAGATAGTCCATACTTCTTTTCCTAATACCAAAAAGGGAAAACTTAAAGACATAAATAATAAATAAAAGAGATATATAAGACATGAAAAAACTAGTAACGCCATTAGGCAAAGCAGTATTCCCAAAAATTAACGCACCTGATTTCAGGTTCGATGAGTTGGGGATATATAGTTGTAAGTTGCACGTTTCAAAGGAGGACTTTGAAGAGTTTTCTAAACAAGTGAAAGAGTTAACGGAGACGGCTTATAAAGCTGAACTCGCAAAACAGGGAAAGCAGAGGCTTAAAAAGATGCAGACGCTTCCTATTCGTATTACTGAAGAAGGTGACTACGAAATATACAGCAAGCAACCTGCGAAGAAGAATACCTCTAAGGGGGTACTCGAGTTCAACGTCGGTATGTATGATAGTGAGGGAAACAAACTCCCGAGCGATACCAACATAGGGAGCGGGAGTAAGCTTCGGCTTAGTGTTGAGTTCGCCCCGTGGTATGTGCCTTCTATTGGCTTTGGTTACACCTTACGCCTCCGTGCCGCACAAGTAATTGAGCTTGTGGAATACTCGGGAGCAGGAGGAGGAAACGCGGAGTCTATGGGCTTCGGTAAAGTAGACGGGGGCTTTGTAGGTGAATCACTCGAGTTCAGTAAAAATGAAACAAGCGAAGAGAAGAACAGTTCCTCGAGTGTCCCGTTTTAGGTCCAAGTTTGAAAGAGATACTGCCCTCTCCCTTAAACGGGAGGGGGTGGCTTTCGAGTATGAGACGATGCGGATTAAGTATCAGAAGTTTTGTACGTACACCCCCGACTTTATATTTCCTAACGGTGTCATAATTGAAGCTAAAGGATTTTTTAAACCGAGTGACAGGACTAAGCATATTTTAATCTCCCAACAAACCTCGTATCAGATCAGATTCTTGTTTATGAATGCGCACCAGAGACTTAACAAAAACAGCAACACTACATATGCCGATTGGTGTGATAAACACGGCTTTATGTGGTGTCATAAAAAGATACCGAACGAATGGGCAGCCTTGTAATTTTAGGAGGACAACCTTGTGACCATTGCGGTTCCTCGGATGCCAAGTCTTACTACGACGATAACCACTCGCGTTGTTACTCGTGTGCTATCACCATTCAGCACGATCCTATAGATGGCGATCCAATGGACACCCCTGCTCCCGTAGCTCCGAAGAGTTTCTCGGATTATTTTAAGGGGGCTCCCGAGTATATAAGTGATAGGGGGATTCACTCGGATACTTGTCGAAAGTTCTCGTATCATATTGGGCAGGATGATTTCGGGAACGAGGTACACATAGCAAACTTCAAGGATGACGAGGGGAGTGTTATTGGGCAGAAGATTCGCGGGGAAGATAAGAGTTTTTCTATTAAAGGAAAAGTTACCGATAGATTTTTCGGGCAACACTTGTTTGTTAACGGGGGAAGGATGCTCGTCTGCACTGAGGGTGAGCTAGACTGCCTAACAGTTTCACAATTAGGAGGCAACAAATACCCAACGGTAAGCCTACCAAATGGTGTCGCATCAGCCAAGGGTGTATTCAAAAAGAATTTAAAGTGGCTCGAGAATTTCGAGAAGGTTGTTCTGATGTTTGACGAGGACGAGCACGGTCGCAAAGCGGTTGAGGAAGTGGTCTCTATCCTGCCCCCGGGAAAAGCTTACATCGCTCGGTTATCTGAAAAGGATGCCAACGAGATGCTTATGAAGGGTAAGGGGGAAGAAGTAATTCGGGCGATGTGGGATGCAAAGAAGTGGTCTCCCTCGGCTATTATAAACGGCATTGATTTATTTGATAGGATCTCCCAAGCCAAGCCGAATGAAGATAGTATTCCTTATCCTTTTGAGGGTCTCAATATAATGACCCGAGGAATCCGAACGGGAGAGATCAGTTTATTTTGCGCAGGAAGTGGTGTCGGTAAGTCCCAAGTTTGTCGGCAGATTGCTCATCATATTTTAACTACCACGGATTGCAAGGTAGGATACATAGCCCTCGAAGAAAGTGTTGAAAGGTCTGGTCAAGGTATTCTCGGGATTGAATTAAGAAAACAACTTCACCTTGAGCCTTTCGAGGTAGACGAGAAATATACTGAGGGCTACAAGAAGACTCTTGGATCTGGTAGGTTTTTTCTATATGACCACTGGGGCTCGATGAATACCGACGAGCTTCTTTCTCATGTCAGGTACATGGCGCAAGCACAAGGGGTCACTCATATAGTCCTCGATCACATCTCGATTGTTGTATCGGGAATGTTAGAATCCGAGATGTCCGAGAGGAAAGCCATAGATGTTTTGATGACAAGGTTAAGGGCTTTGGTAGAAGAATCTAAGTTGTCGCTTATACTTGTAAGTCATCTTAAAAGGCCCGAGGGAAACCGGGGATATGAGGATGGGTTAGCTCCAAATCTTTCCTCGTTGCGCGGCTCGGCATCCCTTAGTCAACTTGCGGATATGGTTATCTCGCTCAGTAGAAATTTGCAGTCCGCTGAAGATAAACACACGACCACGGTCACTGTCCTAAAGAATAGATTCTCGGGTGAAACAGGTATAGCTACGTACCTCGAGTATGACACGGATCAGGGCGTACTTAACGAGACAGCCTTTAAGGGAGACTTTAGTACCAGCTAATAAAATTATGAAATACAAACTACTCATAGCAGACATAGAAACTAACGGGATAGAGAAACACAACGGGATAATAATGTGGGCAATACAGAAGGGCTTAAAGACTCTTCATTGTATGTCTATCTTAGATGTAGAAACAAAAACTCTTTATGAATTTAACACCATGAAGGGAAATATAACCGAGGGTCTCGAGATGCTTCGTCAAGCCGAGTATGTCGTATTTCATAACGGGGTTGGATTTGATGTACCCGCTCTTCATAAACTCTACGGCCTCGAAATTAATAAGGTCATAGATACAATGCTTATGGCTAAAATGTTTTTCCCTGATATTTCCGAGAGTGATTACAAGCGCGATGATTTCCCTAAGAAGTTAGTGGGTTCCCAATCCCTTAAAGCTTGGGGTATCCGCCTAGGTAATCTTAAAGGGGACCACGGGGAGAGTGAGACTTGGGAAAACTTTAGCCCCGAGATGCAACAATATTGTAACCAAGATGTTCGGGTAACCTTTTCTTTATATGAGCATTTATTAAAAGCTAACACTTCACCAAAGGCTCTCGAAATGGAGCATGATTTTGCTAAGATTCTCAGGGGGCAGGAGCTTAATGGTTTCCCTTTCAATGCGGAGAAAGCGGAAGAGCTTGCCCGAGATTTAATGGTAAGGAAGGTAGAACTCGATAAGGAATTACAGGAAGTCTTTCCCCCTACTATTGTAGAGATGAAAAGCCCCGCAGGTTGGAAGGTGGAGTTTGAAGGTTTTGAATACACCGCAAAGAACAAGGTGCAACTCAGGTGTGAACTAAAGAAAGCCGGGGTTAAGCAATCTATCGTAGAGTTTGCGGAGAAGACAGGAAACAAAACAAAGACTATCCCTTTTAATCCCGGGAGTAGAGACCAGATAGCGGAGCGGCTTATAGCTAGTGGATGGAAGCCTCAAGCCTACGAGGGTAAACGCCCCGAGATAAACGAGACTGTTCTTAGGAAGATAAACACCAAGGAATCCCTTAAACTGCTCGAGTATCTCCTAGTTCAGAAAAGGTTGGGCCAACTTGTCGATGGTAGATATGCGTGGCTTACTTGTGTAACTCCCGAGGGCCGCATACATGGCTCGGTCAATACAGTAGGAACAGTGACAGGGCGATGCACCCACTCACAACCTAATGTTTCTGCTGTTCCCTCGGTACGTGTGGAGTATGGTGAGGAAGCCCGAGGACTCTTTAAAGCTCCCGAAGGTAAAGTTCTCGTAGGTGCTGATGCAAGTGGCATCGAGTTGAGAATGCTCGGTCATGTGTTGTTTAAATATGATTCAGGGAAATATGTTAGGGAGATTCTTGAAGGCGACATCCATCAAGTCAATGCGGATGCTCTCGGGATCGCCCGATCAGAAGCGAAGACTTGGATCTATGCTTATCTTTATGGTTGTGGTAACCAGTTACTCGGGGAAATTGTCGGCAAAGGGATGAAGGAAGGGAAGCGATTACAACAAACATTCTTGAATAAGATGCCCTCGTTTAAAAAGTTAACTACCGATATTTCCCGAGCGGTTGATATGAATGGGAGCCTAACCGCGATTGATGGGAGGATCTTAAAGATACGCTCGAAACACAAAGCACTTAACTCGTTGCTTCAAAGCTCGGCAAGTATCGTAATGAAACAAGCGTTGATTGAATTTACTCGGGATCACGCCAAACACCCATATGAACTTCACGCAAATATACATGACGAGGTACAGTTCTCGTGCCTCAAGGAACACGCAGATGATTTAGGCAGAGCTTTTGTGACTGCCCTCGGCACAGCAGGGAAGACACTCGGTATTCAATGCCCTTTGGATGGTGAGTTTAAAGTAGGAAATAACTGGGCGGAGACGCACTAAGGGATGTTAAAAGCAATCTTCATATTCGTTCTAGCCTCCTCGGTCATATATGCGGATGAACACCATTGGGGGAACATTCCGCCATTGCCAAAACTAACTATTAATCATTACCCTGAGATGGGGCTCATTCAAATAGAGTTCATATCTGATTCAACGCTTGATGTACCTGTATGGTATATTTTAGAAGTCAAACAAGAAGGTGATCCTAATGCCGACTGGTTTCGCCCGTTCAATCCGTTACAAACGCGTAATTTTAACGAGTTGGTTAGCTTAGAGCTTAATTATAGAGATCCAGCGGGACAACTACAACCTTGGTTCAAAGCTGAAATGATTCGCATCCTTGTAATGTGGGGAGCTTAAAGAAAATAATTATGGCAAAGAAAAATAAAACCAACATAGAAGAAGTAGTGATCCATACGGATCTATTGGATCAGGGTGTTTCACATGAAGAATTAATTGATATAATTCATGCGGCCTTTAAATATGCGGAACTCGGTGAGCTTTTAGATATCATTTCGATTGATGCAATAGAAACCGACAACTTGAGTTCCTACGAAAAACCGAACGATAAAGATATTTAAAGTTATGAAAAAGAGAACAGCAGTAATAGATGGGGATATGATTGTCTACCGGGCGGCTTTCGCTTCTGAAGAGGAGATAAAGTGGGACGATGATATCTGGACCTTACAGAGTAACGAGCCTGAAATGAAAGTCATTATCGATGATATGATGGAGTTCATACAAGACGCTACCCAATGCGAGGAGTTGACCCTTGTTTTCTCGGACTCCAGAAATTTCCGTTACGATATATTCCCCGAGTATAAAGCTAACCGGAAAGGTAAGAGGAAACCTCTCGGCATAAAATATATAACCGAGTGGGCTTTCGACAAATACAACGGAATCCGATGGAACAATCTGGAAGCGGACGATGTGGTAGGAATGCTCTGCTCCAATACGAAACACAATGTCGCGGTAAGTGCCGATAAAGACTTTGCAACTTTGCCCGAGTGTGAGTGGTTTAACTTCCTTTCCCGAGAGACCAGTTTTATGACGCAGGAGGAAGCAGATTATAACCATCTCGCCCAAGCACTCTCGGGAGATTCTGTCGATGGCTTCTCGGGGGCTAAAGGAATTGGAGGTGTAACAGCTAACAAGTTACTCGATAAAAACGGGGCTACTTGGGAGACAGTCGTGAATGCTTATGAATCAAAAGGACAGACGGAAGAGGACGCTTTGATGAACGCTCGGCTTTCCTACATCCTCAGAAATAGAAATGAATATAACCAGAAAGAAGGAGAAGTTAGATTATGGAACCCACAGACGCAGAAATAATAAGAAGAAAGCCCCTGCCCGATAGCGGGGAACGCTCCGAGTTTGAGACAGGAAGTGTCCGAGATGCTTGTGAAGGTAAAGGAATACCCTCGTTAATCCCCGTGTCTTCTTTGCGCTCGGTAGCTAAAAGGTTTGAAGATGGTGCTTATAAATATGGTCGGGATAATTGGAAGAAGGGACAGCCACTTAGTCGTTATGTTGATTCAATTAATAGACATCTTTGGGACTGGCTTGAAGGGTGCGAGGAGGAAGATCATCTCGGTGCAGTTATCTGGAATGCGATGTGTCTTCAGCAAACAGACGAGTGGATAAAGGAAGGCAAGTTACCTCGTATATTAAAGGATATCTAAAAAGCTTGACATATAGATAAATTACATAAAAGGACCAAGGATAAATATGGATAAACATTTCCCTCTAGTTTCAAGCGAGCTTGTAAAGGCTCTCGATGAAGTTTTCCCGCCAAAAGAATTTGGACCCAAGGACGAATTAAGGACTATGGATTATTACTTTGGTCAGAGAAATATTGTCAATTTCCTGCGAGCAAAACACGCAGAACAATCCGAAAATATATTAACAAGAGAACAATAAAACCATGTGTCTTTCACGCCCAAAAATACAAGCTCCCCCTCCTCCTCCAATAGTTCCCCCAATACAGGAACCAAGTGAAGTTGCGGAGGTGGTAGAAAACAAAGCAGATAAAACGAGGCGCATGAAGAAAAGAAGGGGCAACAGTTCTCTAACTATAAGAAGACCCTCGGTTTCCTCTCCTTCCAGTGGAGCAGGAGCTAATATAAACTATTAATTTTTAACTATAGGAATCACTAAAATCAAATGCACGTAACAAATATAAACTTATCCCAAGCTTCATCTTCGGAAAGCTATTGGGATGGCTCTGGAAATGGGACTCTGACTTCAACTACTACTCCTAAAATAAAAAACATCAACGGGGGAACCTATTGCTTCCTCGCTTCAGGAGCTATTCCTGCAACTGGATGTACACTTACTTTACAACACAAAGTTGGAGCTAACTATATAGATATAGGAGATGACGCGGTACTCACTGGCCCCGGGGGTTGTGTGTTTACTACTTCGCAGTCCGATATCCGCTTAGTAGTTGCAGGAAATAACAACGCAACCAACAGCATCGATGTCGTAATCGCACCTGTATAACAAAGATATATAATCACATAGAACATGGCTAGAAAATCTATCGTCACCAAAGATAACACCATTACTTCGTCAAGCACGGAGCCTCTTTCGAGAGAAGTAGCTAGACCTATATTTGGTGAATCAGTACTAGCCATTGACTATAACTTTGCGGATAAGCAGATCCTCGACAGTGACATAACTTTCAGCCGT